TAGCAAAGGAGCTATAAACAAAATTAAAAAAGCAATTGAAGGTGGAATTAGAACTGGTTTAAGACACTCTGGTAATTACATGGTTCAAGAAGTTAGAAGGCAAATGGCTCTTCCTAAAACTGGCAATACTTATATTTTCTTTAAGACTCGCGGTAAAAAAACAATGCAAAGAACTAGAGCTACATCGGCAGGTTATTCATTAGGAAGCACTTCTGCAAAAGTGTTGAGATACCCAGCTCCTAAGGGGTTAAAAATCGCAGCAGGAAGCACATATACACACAAAGCATCAAATGCTAGTGGAGAAGAAAGTTCAGCAATTTTAACTGGTAAATTAAGTAAAAGCGTTTACACTAAAAGCAATGGTGGCAATCAACAAATTATTGGCGCAACAGCTCCTCACGCTTCAATACAGGAGTTTGGATCAGCAAGAGTTGCTCCAAGAAACAATATTAGAAGACCATTAGCACAAAATAGAACATTAATTGCTACTAAAATTAGAAATGCTATTAATAATAATTTGAGGAATTTATAAAATGCAAACAAGTGAAATAGTCCATCAATTAAAAGCAGTTTTGCCTAAATTTACAGATGATTTTTCTGATAGTGTAAATATTACAAATATCGTTGTAAATGGCAATAATGTAACCTTTACAACTAATGGCAATCACCACCTTCAAAATAATAATACATTTTTAATTTGTAATGTTAAAAACTATTATGAAATAACATCATTAAAAAGATATAATAACATTGCAATCGCGTTAGCAAACTCTCATCACAACATAACTAGAAACCAATCTAGCGTTGAAATTACTGGAGCAAGTGATGCAAAATATAATGGAACAAAAACTTTATCAAAAACTGATATTGTTTTTAATGTTGCATCTAAAGTTGTTAATAATAATGATACTTTAACTATAACTACTACAGAAAGTAATCCTTTTATTGTCAACGCAAATTATAAAATAGATATTAATGGCAATTTAATAGCAATAAAGTCCATAGTAAACTCAACAACATTTATAGTTGATAATTTTATGGGAATAGCTAATGACTCTATTTTAACCCAAATTTCTTTAAAATCTTCATTGCATTTATTTTTTTATCAAGTCGATGTCACTGCTAATGCTAATCCAACTGGTAGCATTAAATTATTAGAAGCAAGAAATTTTGGATATAATGGTTACAAGCTAGTGGCATCGCATACTAACAACACAATTACTTGTGCTATACCTAATTTAGTTGGTTTGCCATATTTACAAGGCAGTCCAATTGGAATAATAAAAAGCAATATTAGAATTATTGGCACTATTGATTATGAAAGAGCAAAGCAAATGTTTCTTAATGCTATTGATTCAACAAGTGCAACTAAATCATGGCTTTTTGTTTATACTTTGCCAAGAACAACTGGAAAAGATCCGAATGGCAAGACTGATATAAATGTTGAGAATTATCTTGGTCAAGGAATATCTGCTAAAATTATACAAGCAATAGAATTATGTGTTTTTATAAATCTGGGAGAAAATGCATCCTCTGTTGGTTTAGCTGATGAAAAAGACAAAGTATCTAATTATTTGCAACCAATCTGCCAATCCATAGCTGGATTTATACCAAGCTCTCCTTTCACTGGCAACATTGTATACCAAAAATTAACACCAGTTCTTGACCAAGGAAAAGAATCTGAATTAACTTTTTATTCTCATACTTTTTTGTTTGAAACATTTATAGAGTTTACAAATAGTCAAGAAGTAAGCCAATATGATTTAACCGCATTGGTCAATATTAGCTTTGATTTAAAAGATGCTGTTAATGGCAATATTATTAGTACTGTTACCTTAGATAATTAAACTTCAATACACCAATAGTCAAAGAATCTTTCTAACTCAATATGCCAATGTGCAAATTGACCTAAACAATCAACCATATCATCATGGCGACCCTTAGGAAATTGCATTAATTGACTTTCAAAATTTGGATACCAAGTAGCATCTTTTGGGAAATAAAAACTTCTATTTGAAAACGCGCCAGTTGCGGTTAAAAATCTTATTTCTTTTTTTATACCGCCATGAGAAATAGGAATAATTGTTATTCCATATAATTTATGCTCATTAGGAAGCTCCTGCAATAAACTAGAGCCAGTGTTAGCATCTTCAATTATTAAATCAGTTGCCCTATGCCCATCATTACAAAAAGCTATTAACCCCTCCTTTGTTTCTGGATAAACTTTTCTTTCGCAATAACAATCAATTAAATATTTCGATTTACCAATGATTCCAAATTTAAGAAAGGCACTTGGGTCATTGATTTCATTGGGTTTTTGAGCTGAGTCAACCGATACTACAACTTTATCAAATTTCATAGAAGAGACATCGCTAATTCTAAATGGCTGAAACCAATTTATATCAACCATGTTTCCGCCATCCGCAACAGGGTTTTGCATATATTGAGCAAAGAAAACTTGCTTTCCGTTAGCTATGCCAGTTTCTGGATCAACAACCCTATTCATTAAGCTATTAATTTCATGCCAAGGTAAATAATCTGGCGATAATAATTCGTCTTTTTCAAATACAAATTCCTCATCATCAATTACTATAACAGTTCTCTCTTCAAAGTAAGCTGGCAAAGATATTACTAGATATTCACCTGGTCTAGTTCGAGTTAAGTATCCAGTTAAATCGTTTATGCCCAATCTTTGTTCGATGATAAAAATACTTCCACTAACTTTATCGACCCTTGAATAGAAACTTTCGTCCCAAGCTTTTAATGCGCTTGTGCCATCTGCTTTGTATATCATGTCCGAAGAAATAAAATCATCTGGCAATAAAAAGTCGCATCTTTCACCAGTTACCCTACTTAGCGTTCCAAAGCCTTGCCTTTCTCCACCTAGGGAAGTTTTAATATGATTTTCTGTATCTTTTGTTATTAATAAATCAGGAAAAATATCTCTATATTTTTTTGATTCCATAATTAACTTTGTCCAGCCAACATTTCTAGTCACTAGTTTATCTTTGTTGGATACTCCAAACATTCTTTCTGCGGGATTCCTTCCTAAATGCCAAGCCGATAAACCTGCTGAAATAATAGTAGATTTCATTAATCCGGGTGAAATATTAACAATTACCTTTCTAAAGCCGGGCTTTTTTTTGATGTTGCCTCACCTGTCTTGCACAATATTCTAGTTGACTTGCTTGGCAATAGTTGCTTATTAGGAAATATTGCTGGAAAAGCTACATTACAAAAAAATTCATAAAAGTTTTCTTTATAAATTTTATTCTTCTTTTCTTCTATAATATTATTAATTTTTCTATCGTTTATTTCCATAAAATAAAGCTAAATTCCTATTACTGTTGACAACTTTTTATTTTTAATGTATTTTAATGATATTAAAAAACAATAATTTTTTTATATAAATGAAAGCAACATTAACATTTTTAATAAAATTCTATCGTAATCAAAACGAAGAATACCAAATTAATGACAAAATAGAGATTGATGTCGATTCAGAAGGAAATCCTATTGACAGCTTTTGGTATGAGCAAATTAAGTTTAATAATGGACATTTTAATTTAGATTTTAATAAAAAAGCAAAAAAATAAATCTTATGACACAAACATCTCCTAATACTGACATACAATTAATTGCTGGCTCAGCAGCGTTTGGTTTAGATCTAAGACAGCAACTTATTTTAGCACAAGGTACTTCAGCTGGTAGTTTTACTACAGGAAATCTTATTACAAATGTTCCAACTTCAAATGATGAGTTAAAGGCTCTGTGTGGCGCTGGTTCACAAGCTTACCTTGCAATTAAATCTTTCAGAGAGTTAAATAAAGAATCTCCTTTAAGCGCAATTATTGTAGCTGATAATGGTTCTGGAGTAGCAGCAACTGGTTCAATTGCTTTAACAGTTTCCTCTCCTAAAAATGGCAAAGCCGTATTTACTATTGGCTCAGGTTTTAGAAATAAATATGAGATTGATGTTTTGTCAACAACTACCGCAACTACTTTAGGAGATTCCTTAGCTGCTTTAGTTAATGCCGATGAAAATGCTCCCGTTAGTGCGTCAAATACTACTGGAACAATTACCTTTACAGCTAAAAATAAAGGAACAGAGGCAAATCAATATACTATCTATGTTGAATCTCTTCCAATTGGAGTTACTGCTGTAATTACTGCATTTTCTAGTGGAGCAACTGACCCAGTTATTACAAATGTTTTAAATAAAATTAAAACAGCAAGATATGATATTTGCACTCAAAAATGTTTTATGACTGAGGTTAAAAATCATTTAGAAGCTAAGTTTAACACAGCTAACCAAGCTTATGAGTCTTATGCAGTCGTGACTCAAGTTAATAGCTATGCTGATGCTCAAACTGCTTTAGGAAACATAGCTTCTAAAGTTATAAACAATGTATTTGTTAAACTTGCTAATGAACTCAATATTAAAGGTTCTTCTTGCCCGGAATTACCAATTGTTATTAGTGCAAAACTATTAGCAACTGATTCTCTCAGATTAGTGCCAGAGTCTTCAATTTCTAGCTTTATGCAAGCTCCAAATGTTTCTGGTGGATTAAATAAAGTTGCAGTTCCATTTCATAATGTTAAATTATTAAATGTAGCAAAAATTCCACAAGGTCTTGGCTGGTTGGATGAAGAACTTACTGGAATTGAACAATTAGGTGGTTCAACTTTAGTTATGGACGAGTCTAATTTAAATGTTGTAACTAGACCTAGATTTATGACTGTTTATAAAAAAGCTAATCTAACAGATGATGGTCAAACTTACATGAATTTAAATAAGTTTTTGAACTCAGCAATTGTAAAAGATACCCTTTATAAGTATTGGAAAAAAAGATATGCTCAAGCGGTTTTAACAAGCGGTTCAAATCCAACTGCTGCATCTGATGTAATTTATGTAAACAAAAGATCAGCCGAAGCTACTGTAATATCTATTTTTCAAGATATGGCTGATAATGGCTTAGTTCAAATGGATAGCGGAATTTTGCTAGATGAATTTAAGCGCAATTTATCAATCACAATTGATACGGCAACTAATACTATGAGCGGAAAAGCTTCTTATAGAAATATGGGTCAATTGGAAAATATTAAATTTAACTTAACAGCAAATTCATAATTTATGTCAACAATACCTTTTATTGGAAAATTTTTAATTGATGGAGTCGAAATTTTTGTAGATGGAAACTCTGGACAACTTAAGCATGGTAATCCGCAAAGAATAACTAATTCTTTAGTTAATGGTTCACAAGTAAAGACTATTATTACTGTTGATCAAACAACAGCTAGGTCTTCTGTGCAATTTTCTATTAGAGCCAACGCAAATTCAGATAAAACTAACCCTTCTATTTTATATAATAGCTTGCGTCCAAGAAATGATATAGAAATTACATTTATACCAGAATCTGGTAATGGCGGATATATTTTTAGGAATATGACCCTTATAAATGATTTAGAGCAAAGTGTTGGTTCAGATGCCTCAATTATGTTTATGTTTGAAGGCGCAACTGCGATTACACTTTAATTTAAAAAAATAAATATATGTCAAATAATAATATTTTTAAAGAAGGAATTATAATTGATTCTTTTAAAATTTCCAAAGAAGTTGGTAAAGATCAAAACAATGAGCCAATTATTGAATCTCAAGAATTTGTCCCAGAATGGACTGTTTTCGTTAATTCAGAAACTAAGAAAACTAATGCTTTGAAATTAATGCCATTAAAAATGACGGATGCTGCAGAATATCAAAAATTAGATGGTTCAGACCCATTAAAAGCAGATATTCTTCCAATATTAACATTTTTAGCGAAAAAAAGATACATAACTTCTGTTGATTTTCCTGAGGGAGATGTCAATTTTACTTCTGATTCTTATGCTTGTTGCTCAAACTTATTTTGGATTTATCGTTCAAATTTTTTTATGAATTTCAACTTAGAGTTAGTGGAGAAAAAACTTTAAAGCTAAGTTGTGTTGATAGTAAAACTAAAAAAATCTTATTTAACCAAAAAGAAATTGATATAGCTATACTTTGTCTTATAAAGCAAAATCAAAATATTTTTTCTTATCAACAAGTCATTAATTGGAGTTTTCAAGAATTTTTTTATTGGATTTATATATCTAGCGAATATGAAGCTATAATGAATAAAAATTAAAATATAATTTTAATGAGCGATATAAAATTTACAATTACAGCATTAGACTCCGCCTCCAAAACATTAGATGCTATTGACAAGAAAGCCAAGAGTGTTGAAAGCACTTTTAGTAAATTAAGTAAATCCCTAGGTTCGCCATTTAAAATTGAAAGCTTAAACCAACTTAATCAAAAATTCATAGATCCTAATTTTAATAAACAACAAGATAAATTAAGAAGGGAAAATGAAAGGCAATATAATTTCTTAAAAAATAATTTTGATAAAGAGTTAAATAGAAATTTAAAAGAAAAAGAGAGGATTCAAAAATCTCAATTACAAGAATCGAAAAGAAAGGGAGATTATAATGATTTTTTAAAAAAGAATTTTGAAAAAGAATTAAATTCTAACTTAAAAAGCAAAGAAAAAGAACAAAAAATATCTCAAAAGCAAGAAATGTTCTTTGCTAAACAGCAAGAAAGAGAGCAAAAAATCCTTAGAAAGGAACAAGGCGATAATTTTAAAAGACAAATAAGGATTGAGCAAGAAAATAAAAAGAATTTTGAAAAGAATCTAAATGATGCCAAGAATGCTAAATTTACTCCAATCAACTACATAAGAGACAAGAAAGGCAATGTAATTGGTGTATCTGGAGAAAAAACCACAACTGCTAATATTGCAAATAGTTTAAATCTAGGCGGAAGAACAATTTCAAGAGAAGAAGCCCAAAGATATGGCAATAGAAGAGGCGGAGGAATGGTTAATGATGGGGGAGGTGGATTCCTAGGTGGCAAAAGAACTTTTGGACAAGTTTTAGGTGGTTATGCTGCTTACAGAGTAGCCGTTGGGACTGAAACTGCTGCATCTGCAATTATAAATACTCCAATCGAGCTAGAAAATGTTAGAGCCTCTTTAGATGCGATGAACTTCGCTTCTGGGTTAAAAGGCAAAGAAGAATATAAGGGTAAAACAAAGAAAGATTTAGAATTCTTATATAAGTTAGGAAATAGATATGGTATAGATTATACCGCCGTTGCTCCTGAATTTATGAGAATGCAGGCGGTTAGAGCTAACGGAACTAGTAAATTTTCTGATAAAAATATTCAAGATATAACTCAAGCATTTACTGGATTATCAAGGGTAAGTGGTTTGGACGCAACAAGAACTAAGTTAGTCTTTTTAGCTGTTTCTCAAATGTTAAGTCAAGGAAAGCTTCGAGGGCAAGAGGTTAATCAGCAGTTAAGAGATCAAATGGCTATTGCTGAACCAGTTATTGCAGAATCTATTAAAAGAGTTATTTTTAGCCCAAAAATTAAAAAAAACAATCCAGAATTATATAAACTTTACGAAAAATATAGAAATAAAAAAATAAACATTAACCAATTAATGGAAGAGGGTGTTTTAGGCTCTGGTATTTTGACAGAAACACTTGGCGTTATGCAAGATATGTTAGGAGGAATGGTTGATGAAAAATCTCATACCTTCACAGGTTCTCTTGGAAGATTCGCGTCCGTTTCAAAGCAGTTTATTGATTTAAGCTCTCAGCAAGGCGGATTTCCAGCTAAACTAGCTAAAAGAGTTGACCAAATTTCCTCAGGTATTCATTATTTTAATAAAATTGGATTATCAGATGAGTTAAATCCAGATAATTCATATTATGAAATAATGAATGCCAAATATGAAGGAAAAGATGTCAGCCCACTAAGAAAAACCGCCGCTAGTGGTAAAAAATTTATAGACCAATCTCTTATACCAAATGCTAGTCTTGCCTTAGGTGTATATTCTGCTAGAAAATTAGCTAAAAAGTTTTTTAAACACGCAGTGGTAAAAGGTCGGCTAGCTGGAACATTACTCGGACCACAAGCTGCTGGAGCTGTATTTGCTGGAGGATTAGCTTATGATTTGGGGAAAGAAATAGGTATCGCTTATGATGAAGCTAGGTTTGACAACGAGGTTAGCAAATTTAAAGATTTTTATAAAGGAAAATATAAAATAGATGCTCCAGTTTTACCTGGGCAAAATAATATGAGCATGAATCCAAATCTATTTGTTGATTCAATAATGGCTCAAACAAAAAAGCCACAACAAAATATGAGTTATATTAAAGCTCCAGCTGACTCAGCTAGGGATTTCTTAAAAGTAATAGATTATTTTCCAAAAAATCAATCATTAATGGGCTTAAATGTGCCACAAATTAGTCAACCAGCTGAACAGCCATTGCAAGGCGATTTCCCAAGCTCGTCAAAACAACAAATAGAGTTAATTTTAAAAATTGAAAAAATGCCAGAAGGCTTTAGTCCAAATATCTACACTTCTGATGGAAGGTCAAAACTTAATCTTGGAGTTAAT